GTTATACGAAAAGTACGAAAGAGCAACAAGTATAAAAAAGAAAACTATACCAGCAATGGAACTGTTCTCAGCACTAATTAAAGAAAGAGCAGAGACAGGACGCATCTATATTATGAATGTGGATCATGCTAACACACACAGCTCATTCAAAGACACTGTATACATGAGTAACTTGTGCCAAGAGATTACACTGCCAACAAAGCCACTTAACCATATTGACGATCCAGAAGGCGAAATTGCTCTGTGTATTCTAAGTGCAATTAATGTAGGTACTATCAGACAATTAGATGACTTAGAAGACTTGTGTGAGCTTGCTATTCGAGGACTAGAAGAAATTATCGACTATCAGCGTTACCCAATTAAAGCAGCTGAAATCAGTACAAAAGCAAGACGCTCATTAGGAGTAGGTTATATTGGACTTGCACACTATCTAGCCAAACATAAAGTTTACTACGATGACAAAGAAGCATGGCAGCTGGTGCATGATTTAAGCGAAGCATTCCAATACTATCTATTAAAAGCAAGTAACAAATTAGCACAGGAGCGTGGTGCTTGTGACTACTTTGATCGTACTAAATACAGCGACGGCATCCTTCCTATTGATACATATAAGAAAGACGTTGATACGATTGTGGAGAACAAGCTAAACTATGATTGGGATAGCCTACGCACTAGCATCAAGGAACACGGCCTACGGCACTCAACGCTGTCCGCACAGATGCCATCAGAGAGCAGTTCCGTTGTGTCGAACGCAACAAACGGAATTGAACCACCTAGAGGCTACTTGTCCGTTAAGAAGTCAAAGAAAGGGCCTCTTAAGCAGATTGTTCCACAGTATCAGACTCTAAAGAATCATTATACTTTGCTTTGGGACATGCCAAGCAATGAAGGATATATAAATATTGTAGCAGTTATGCAAAAGTTCTTTGATCAAGCAATTTCAGGCAACTGGAGTTACAACCCAACACACTTTGAGAACAATGAAGTTCCTATGAGTGTTATGATGAAAGATTTGTTGACAACTTACAAGATGGGTTGGAAGACTAGTTATTATCAAAATACATACGATTATAAAACAGACGACGATACACCACTTGAGCAAGAACCAGAAACATTAAATAGAACTTTTGAACTAGAAGATGACGAAGGTGCTTGTGAGGCTTGCGAAATATAGTTGACAAGTCGTGTAACTGGTGTTACACTTTAAAGATACTGAGGAAAGAGGAAAAATGGCCAAGACAGTTTTTAATAGAGAAAAAATAGACTACACCAAACAGAATATGTTCTTTGGTGCAGATCAAAACACACAGCGTTATGACGTATTTAAATTTCCTGTGTTTGATAAACTCAACCAAACAATGCTTGGTTATTTTTGGAGGCCGGAAGAAGTAAGTTTGCAAAAAGACAGAGCTGATTATCAAAACTTCCGTCCAGAGCAGAAGCATATCTTTACAGCTAACTTAAAGTATCAGACGTTACTTGACAGTGTGCAAGGTCGTGGACCATGCTTGGCTTTCTTACCACATGTAAGTTTGCCTGAACTAGAAGGGTGTATTGTTACTTGGGACTTTTTTGAAACTATTCACAGCCGCAGTTATACACACATTATGAAAAATGTGTATGCTGACCCAAGTGAAGTTTTTGATACAATCTTAGACGACGAAAAAATTATTGAAAGAGCAATTAGTGTAACTAAAAACTATGATGCCTTTACAGAAGCAGCAGATGCCTTTACACACAAGAAAGAAGGCACGATGAAAGACGTCAAGAAGAAACTATTCTTGGCTATGATGAATGTAAACATCCTTGAAGGATTGCGTTTTTATGTAAGTTTTGCTTGTACTTTTGGCTTTGGAGAACTAAAGCTAATGGAAGGTTCAGCAAAGATTATTTCACTTATTGCTCGTGACGAAGCACAGCATCTTGCACTAAGCACACATATTCTTAAAAACTGGATGCAAGGAAAAGATGATCCAGAGATGGCTAAAATTGCTAAAGAGTGCCAAGAAGAAGTTTATGAAATGTGGAGAACTTGTGTTGCAGAAGAAAAAGCATGGGCTAACTATTTGTTTAAGGACGGATCAATGATCGGTCTTAACGCACAACTTTTACATCAGTATGTAGAATATATTGCTAATCGTAGACTAAAAGCACTAGGATATAATGCAATATTTGATCAACCACAAAACACTAACCCACTACCATGGACACAGCATTGGCTGTCTAGCTCAGGACTTCAAGTTGCTCCACAAGAGACAGAAGTTGAAAGCTATATCATTGGTGGTATTAAACAAGATGTCGATACCGACAGCCTAAAAGGATTCAGTTTATGATACAAATTTGGGGTAAAGCACAGTGTCCGCACTGTGATGCAGCAAAAAGATTTTGTGAGCAAAACAAATATAACTTTGAGTATCGTCAGCTTGATGTTGACTTTACTCGCGAAGAAGTTCTTGAACACTTTCCAGGTGCGAGAACATTCCCACAGATTGTAGTCAACGGTGAAAAGATCGGTGGCTGGGATCAACTTAGAACTTATGTAGAAGAAACAGGCTATAACGGAACAGGACATACACTATAATGTTAATCGAAACACCTTATAAAAACGGCGACACAGTAAGTTTTAAACTTTCTTCTGGAGAAGAAATTGTAGGTCGTTTAGAAAAAGAAACAGAAACATCATTTACAGTAAAAAAACCCATGGTACTCATTGCAGGAGAAAAGGGGCTCGGTCTTGCACCTTTTATGTTTAGTGTATCACCTGATGCTAAGTTTATTCTTCAAGCATCATCAGTGTCGTGTGTAGCAAAAACACAAGACGATATTGGTAAACAATATACTGCACAAACTAGTGGAATAGCTCTTTAATGACAGTTCCTATTCACAGAGATACAGATGCAAGAGCTTGTGGTGCAACAACAACAGTAGTTGGCCAAGATAATGTATTCGCAAACAATCTTCTTGTTTCTGTAGATGGTGATCCAAACACCCACGGTGGCGGCGAACTTAGTGCCGCAAATAATAAAGTTTATATCAACAATAAACTTGTTGTCAACAATACTCCCGAATCTGCCGCTCCAGATGCTCTATGTGTGCCATTAGGTGGTGCTCATTGTGCACCAGTAACAGCAGCTGGCAGTTCTAATGTATTTGTTGGCGATTAAATGGTTGACATTCAATAAAACTTATAATATAATATAGACAATAAAGGAGAAATGTTATGACATTACACGATCAAATCGTACAGGCCTATCAAAATTATATCTCAGAATCAGAAGCATTTGATTCAAAAGGTGTAAAGGCCGCAGCAACAAGAGCTCGTAAGGCTCTAGGCGATCTAGGTAAACTTACCAAAGAACGCAGAAAAGAAGTTCAAGAGAAAAAGAACGCAATGTAATGTGGGAATATTGGTGTAAAGCGATTGGCACCAAAGCCTACAACGATGACAAAAAAGCAGACAGGGTTGCAGTATTAAGAACGGTGTGGATTGTTCTACATATTGTAACCTGTCTTGCTATTATAGCAGGCAACGCAAAGATGCTTTTTTTCACATAAATAATAAAGTACACAGTTTATTAAGGAGTACTTTATGATTTGGATAGATTACAATATAGAAAGTTTTCCAGATGGCAGTTTTAGTGTTATGGGCGATTGGCCCGGAGAAGTAATGGGTGTTGCTAAAGATGGCACAAAGAAAGATCATTATCTTTACAAACCTGGAGATGTATTTGTTGTGAACGAATACGGTATTCTAAAAAAATCAGATCATCTATCAGCCCTAATGATGAAGTATGAAGATTCAAAGGTTGACAATACATCAAAATAGTGTTATAAATACACTGCAATGTTGAAGCAATTCAAACGCTGAACAGGACCCCGGGGCGGTACCGGGCAGGTCCACCATAAACACATTGTTTTTATAGTTGGTAGTGTGTTTATGATGGGCCTGAAATAGGATCGACTGGCAGTTAATAGATGAGTGGAGTTGTCCGGCGCAAGCACGGTTATCGCAAGAAAAACTACAAACGCAAACGAAAACTTTGCACCTGAAGCGTTCACATCTTTAGACATGTCTATGGATCGTGAACTACTTGCAGCTTAATAACCTGCAACTTCGCGGCTTGGTCCACCGGGCAACAGAACGGACCACTTTCGATATTAGATTTATGTGCAACTCATAAGTAATGTTGGCTGAATTAAACCTCGGCCATTTTTTTATATCGATATAAACAAAGGAAAGAGACTAAAAATGAAAAAGACTATACTATCGTCTTTGCTACTCGCTTTGGTTGCATTTGTAACTCCGGCGACAGCAGAAGAAAAGACTCTGGAACAGAGAGTTTCAGATCTAGAAGCAAGTGCTCCTAGCTTACCAGCAGGACTATTTGTAAATGGTGAGTTAGAAATCTACTACGATGACGATACTTACACAAGTGATATTGATTCACGAGCAGAAATTATCACAGGACTACAAAGTGATATTGATGCAGGTCCAGTTACATGGGCAGGTGGTAGTGCAAGATTTGATTCACACTATTCACTAGACACAACACTAAACAATACCATTGTTGAAAAGCAGTTAGGTTTAGGTGTAGGTAATACTAGAATTTATCTAGGCGAAACAGATGCACAGCGTTTGGGTTTTGCAAAAACTCCAAAGATTGGTGTACCATTAATAATTACAGAAGCAAACTCAAGAATTGATCACAACGAAAAAATTGTGTTGACATTTGGTGGTTGGGATAACAACAACGAATTTGACTTTGACACACACTCAATGAACAGAGATCTACCAGTAGGTGCTTCAATTGGTTATGATGCGAATACAGAAATGCTATACGCAGGTGCTACAGTAAACCTAATG